GCAACCTTTAATGTTTTAGGGCAAGCAAGTATAACCGTTACAGAAACAGGAATTTACGAGATTAAATCAAAGGTTGGAAGTAGGTTTGCTAAAACGACCATAGAGGTTGTTGGAATGCGTCAGACATATACTTCAACCCTCAAACTCGCCACAATTTTTGCTGTACACTATTCTGAATCTGATTCAGATGGGAATAGTTGTGATTATCCGCAAGGCTATTCTAATTCCGATTGGGATGATTATTTTTACGTAGACCTTACAACTGGTACACCACATTATGGAGATTGGTCAAATAATCTTGCCAAATTTTTATTCCCCAAGTCATGTATGTTGAAGTATGATGGTACGGTAGATTATTATCTTGACGAAAATGACGAGTCAAAGAAGATAGACGGTACCGCATCTGACTACAACAATTTCTCGTATGGCGGAAACGCTATGATGGAATGGGGGCAAGATGGCAAGAGAATATATTGGACAATAATTCCAGATTCAGCAGGAGATGGGTGGACATTTGTTGTTGGAGATGGAGATTATGATGGATTACTTCATCCTTGGAATCATTATGACGCAAACAACAATCTCATTTGGCATTTCTACACCCCAAAATATCATGGAACGGTAGATAATGGTAAGCTTCGCTCTATTGCTGGTAGACAAGCATCTTCTAGTAATACGAGGCAAACAGATGTTACGTACGCTCGTGCCAATGGTAATGGTTATGACACAGAAGTATATGCAGATTGGTTTTTGATAAGTATGCTTCTTGTTCTTATGAGCAAATCGCTTAAGACGCAAGTAAAATATGGTCGTGGATATTGCGACTATACGTGGAGCGGTCGCAATGAGTCCAAGGTTGCAGGCGGTATGTATGATAAAGGTCAATTCTACGGAACTTCTGAAGGAGGAGCAAGTGGTCTTGGCGTTAAGGTATTTGGCATGGAACATCCATGGGGGAATATGTGGCGTGGAATCCGTGGGTTAATGAACGTAGGAAATAATTGGAAGGTAAAATTAACTAGAGGAAATATAGATGGAACGAGTGTGTCAGATTATAATTTTGACGGGTCTGGGTATGAACAAGTTGGGTCTGTAAGTGGCACATCGGGAGGATATATTTCCAAAATGAATATTACAAGTAAAGGGCTTGTTCCAAAAGTTGTTAGCGGTTCAGAAACAACTTATTATGAAGATGGGTGTTGGTTTGCAAGCGGAACTATGTACGCCCGGGTCGGCGGGAACTGGAGCGATGGTTCGCATGATGGCGGTTTCTACGTCAGTAGCTACGATGCTCCTTCGGCTGCGAACGCTAGCGTTGGCGCTGCCCTTTCTTGTAAACCGCTTGCAACAAATTAAAGGAGGTTAAAACATGAACATAGAATACAAACACGTTGAAGGCTCACAAAAAGAAAAGCCACTTGCTATTGATACAGTATCAAGTAGCACAATAACTTATGTGAGAAAAAATATTCAGCGAGTACCGAAGAAAGATGATGAAAGCGGAGAAGTCTATGAAATATGGGAATATGACGAAGCACAGTTGACAAAAGAGCAATACACCGACTATCTCACAGACCAACTTCAAAAAACACAAGAGGCAGTTGACTTTCTCTTGATGAATGGAGGTATGTGATATGGTTGAATATTTAGCAGACAGGATAGCAAATGGTTATCTTGATTACAAAGAAGTTATCAAGAAATATCCGCAATACAAAGCAGAAATTGATGAAATACTTGGTATTGTGGGATAATCAACCGATCAATGGCAAACATCATAAAGGGAGTAAAATCCCTTTAACCCCGATAGGGTTATAAAATAAAAGCGGAGCAGATAACCTACTCCGCTTGGGGTGGAAAATCAGGATAACTTCTTAAGCCGTTCAGATATTTCGGCTACACCTTCGAGAGTTATGCGCACGAGGTCGTACAATTCATAGAACAACGCTTGATCTACTGGCTTGTTCTTGTATCTTACGTCCTCGATGCGCTCCCTGATTTCCTTACGTTCTTTGTCCGAGTATTCGTACATAGTAACACCTCCCGTTTGAACAATATCGAACGAAAGATATTCTATCATCGTAAAACTTTAATACAAGATTTGAAATCATAGATAATATGGAGTACAATATGAAAGCGCGTACCGTCAGAAATCCAATGCCGACAGCATATCCTTATAAGCGTAATCTCGCAGACTATACACAGCCGGAGTTAGACTATATTCTTGAACGTGCAAACTTTACAGAGGATGAATTAGACTATTTCAATCTTCGTTCTAAAGGCAAATCAAATGTTGCCATCACTATCGCTATGATGATCTCCGATTCTAAACTTCACGAAATCCGAAGAAAAGTAGAAAGTAAAATCAATCGTATACTGTAAATCAACAGTAAATCAACAGTTTTTCAATAGGTTATACCTATCTTTTTGTATTATCATATTCTCATAAGGAGGATATGGTATGTCTTTTATTCTGTCAAATCCAAATCCAAAAGGTAAAAATGTAGGCGATTGTGTTGTTCGAGCCATATCTATCTGTATGGATAGATCGTGGGAAGATATATACACAGACCTATGCTTTCAAGGACTACTCGATTGTGACGTTCCTTCCTCCAATGCCGTGTGGGGAGCATACCTCAAAAAGAACGGCTATCGTAGTTCCGTTATTCCAAATGATTGTCCAGATTGCTATACAATAGAACAATTTTGCGCTGAACACCCAGAGGGCAGATATATTCTTGCTACGGGCAATCACGTTGTTTGCGTTATAAATGGAAACTATTACGATGCGTGGGATTCCGGCAAGGAAATCCCGGCGTATCTTTGGAGGAAGGAGATTTAGAAATGGTTTACAATAACGGCTATCCGGCAAGCTATCAGCCGATGGCGGTAGCACCGCAACCTATGAACTATGTTAGACAGATGCCGATGCAATCAAACATTCCGGCAACAAACAATACTCACGTTGTATGGATTCAGGGAGGATTGCAGACAGCAAAAGCATATCCTATTGAGCCAAACACCAATTTGATTATGATTGATATGGCTGAAATGATGGCATATAGCAAGTTTGCGGATGCGAACGGTATGCAAACGCCGATTGATATGTATAGCATTACAAAGGTTGTTGATGATGGATCGTCTTATATGCCATCACAGACAAGTCAGGTAATGGCTACAGAAAATCTCGCTACAAAAGACGATGTTCAAATGATCCGTGACGAACTTACATCTAGTTTACAACAGACATACGATCAGCTTACAAGTATGAAACAGATGTTAGATCGGAAGAATAACGGCAATAATCGAAAGGGTGAGAACAATGCAGAACAACGGAATGGCTAATTATTGGGCGCAAAGCCTAAATATCTGCCGACAAAACCCGGCACAGTTTCTTATGCAAATGAGATTTGGTATTCCGGCAGAAATCGCTAATGATCCAGAGGCGATTGTTCAGCATCTTATGAACACAGGTAGAATGTCACAGAATGATCTTCAAAGAATACAGGCTTTCAAAAATGAAGTCGAAAGCAATTTCCAAAATGCGAATACAAGGTAGTGCGCAGACCTTGTAAATATATTATCAACTGGCTATATGAAAGATGTATAGTCACTCACCGCAATAGTTAAGCGGTAGAAAGGAGAGTTACAATGGCTCTTACAGATTCAAATGGTGGCGGTTTGTCTGCTGCCGACGTTGCTGCCGTTGTCGGCAACGGTGGCTGGGGATTTGGTAACGGCTCGGATTGGTGGGTTGTTCTTTTCCTGTTCGCTATGATGGGCGGTTATGGTGGCTTTGGTGGTTTCGGAGGCTACGGTAACGGTATGCTTGGCGTAGATTTTCCTTGGCTCTTGAACGGTCAGAACGGAATTAACGCTAATACCAACGCCGGATTCGACCACGCATCAACACAGGCTGCTATCGGAGATTTGAACAACAATGTTGTATCGGGATTTGGTGATGTTCAGACCGCTCTTTGTGGTGGGTTCGCCGGAGTAAACGCAACCGTAAACGGTGCGCAGAACGCAATCTCACAGCAGATGTATACCAATCAGATCGCGGATATGGAGCGTAGTTTCGGTGCGCAGACAGCCGTTACAAATGGTCTTACAAATGTTTCCGCACAGTTAGCACAATGTTGTTGCGATAATCGGTCGGCTACACAGGATGTTAAGTACACGATTGCTACGGAGGCTTGCGCTACTCGTCAGGCGAATACCGCAAACACACAGGCAATCCTTGACAAACTGTGCCAGATCGAACTTGATACTGTCAAGAATCAGGTAGCAGCAGAACAGCGTGAGAACGCTAATCTTCGCACAGAGCTGATGTATGCAAGAGGTCAGGCTTCACAGATTGAGCAGACCACACAGATTCTTCAAGGTCAGAACGCAGAGGTTGACGCACTTTACAACCGTCTGAACAACTGTCCTGTAAACACCGTACCCGTTTACGGAAAACAGCCTATTTTCACTTGCGGAAACAACGGATATTCTTGTGGATGCGGTATGGCGTAAAGGGGGTGGCATTATGGCTGAATGGAGTGCTAACGTAGTACAAACTATCAACCCCGGTGAAGCCATCGTATTTACGGATAACCCTGTGCCTTGCAATCTTGGGTTAGTTCGCCACCGTGACGGAACAGGCAATTTTCTGCTTTCTGGATCAAGGGGATGCCCGTGTAGTGCATCTGCAAACTATTTTGTCGATTTTGGCGCAAATATCGCCATTCCGACAGGTGAAACCGTAGGGGAGATTTCCCTTGCTATTACGGTGGACGGTGCTTCTATCCCAGCATCGGAAATGATTGTAACCCCGGCTGCTGTTGAGGAATACTCAAATGTAAGCCGAGCAATCAATGTACCTATCTGGCGAGGATGTTGCCAAACAGTAACAGTTCAGAACACATCGGATATTCCTATCTCGGTGCAGAATGCGAACATTGTCTTTGATAGACCTGATTTACGCTGATGGCGAGAAAGGAGAAACCGATATGAGAGCATTGAAAGAAGCAAAACATCGTATGTTGTCCGAGATTGATGATATTATTCAGAAACAGGAACTTTCTCCGAACGATCTTGAAAGCCTGTCGTATGCGGTAGATATTGTCAAGGATGTATGTGAGGTTATGGATGACGATGGTTATTCCAGACGCGGTTCTTACAATTCCTACGATGATGGCGGATCATACCGTCGTGGTCGTGACCGTGAAACAGGAAGATATGTCAGCCGTGATTCTTACGCTGATATGGTTAGTCGCCTTGAATCTATGCGTAGTAACGCTATGGACGAGAGAGAACGCCGGATGTTAGATCGTTGGATGGACGAAGCCGAGCGCAATCGGTAAAAAGAGAGGGGCGTTATGCCCCTCTTTTAGTATGTGCTATAATATTTAACGTCTGATTTTCCGTTCTCGAACCATATCTCTATGTAAATCCTCTTTTTATAATTACACCAGAAATATCGTATATATTCATCATCATCGACATACTTAACTTCGTCTTTTATCCCCTTTTGCTTGAATATCTTACATACCTTTTTGAACGACATTCCCTTTTTAATCTTCTTGTAGTTTTTCTTTGTTACATACTTTCCGAGATTGCTTTTCGCTTGAACGATCTCCGTCTGCTCGGTAACACCCAGCTCTACAACAGGAACGACCAACGCTATTGCCAGAACAATACTCATAATGATTTTCTTCATAATCTTATCCTCCTTTTTCATTTGCCTTGTATTTTGCCATTATTTGCCGTTTTCGTATTTACCCTATAACTTTATCATCTGAATGGATAAAATGGAAATTATGGGCAAATTTCGCCCTTCTAGGGACATATACTGAACGTGTGATCGAGTTACAATGCAATTTTCGCACGTTTGTTCATAATATCCCAGAATCTAGCACCTAAAATCGTGTCTTTCATAAAAACGTGTATACTGTAGTCGCATCCGTCAAGATCATAGTCAAAGAATCCGTCAACAAAGTCCGGCAGCTCGTCACGTTCCAACTCAAAAACAGAAAACGACCTGTTATACGCTGGAACGTATGCGTGTTTATCTCCATCAAACCGCATCGGCTCTACGTCAATCAGGCGTTCGGCGTAGCCAATGAGTTTTTCGTATCTAACCTTATTATGCTTGTGATTACGCTTTGCCTTGTATGTGTCAGCAAATCTGGACATAACGGTGTATATGTAATCGTTCAATGTGTCCGTGCTTGGCAGATTGCTTACTTGCGAAAGTACGTTGGCAAGTTGTTCTTTGTTGTGAATATCTACAAGATCGAAATATCCAGTTTCAGCAAGGTGGCGTTGGAAAACGCTACTTTCCTCTTTAGAGATACTATAATAATCTTTATTATTAGTAGTATCTATACTAGTATCTCTAAACTTTAATGTATTACTTATATCTGTATTACTTATATATGTATTCCTTTTAGTGCTATTTTTAGCACTATGGGTAGTGTCATTTGTAGCACTAGGGTAAGTGCTATTTTTAGCACTTTGGTCTAAATGCCTGTCAGAAATCGACAATTTCCGCTCTTTTTTCTGCTTTTCTTGATTGAATACAGACACGGAATCAAGATACCCTCGTTCAACGAGATCAGGAATAATATGTTTTATCCTATTTTCAGATATGCCAAGAAAATCAGCGAAATGTTGATTAGACGCATAACATTCTCCTCTTTTCTGGAAACTTTCGACTTCGGATAGAATAATGATTTCAATAAGTGATAGATTGGTATCTAGGTATCTTTCGGCAGATAACCATATACCCTTAAAATCCCGACCTTCGGGCAACTTAATAGATTTTCTCATATTGCTCACCGCCTTTGTGAACGCCTACTAAAGAAATAGCGCGACAGGAGGGTAGGCTTTCCCTCTTTTCGGTAGCGAGCCTAGTCACGCCTAGATTTCATATTACATCATTTATTATACGCCCGTCAAGTGAAAAAGTCAATCCGCAAAGATTAAGAATATCCCATTTTCGCCATTATACGCCGTAAATACAAGGCTTGCAATAATCCATTTGGGTAGTATAATGTTGATTATCACTTAACAGGAGGGGATAAATATGTGGTACAAAGAAGAAGTATTGCGTATGATAGAAGGGATTGGAGATTGGCGGTTTCTACGAATGATATACACCGTCACAAAATGTTTATACGAAAAAAGCGGAGTAGGTTGATTTGCCTACTCCGTTGCTTTTGCTAGTATTCTAATTACGTTCCAGATTTCTTTTCTTTGATCCGGCGATAGCTTGTAGAAAGCCATAATCGCTTTTTTTGTTTCATCATCGTTTGTCACGAGGTCTACCCACATCTTCATATATTCATCTTCTGTTTGGGATTTCATTTCTCCCTCGCCTGTTCGCAGCCAATTCTCATTTATATTCAATCTTCTACAAACATCCGAGATTGTTCTGTCAGATGGTTGGAACTCTCCGTTTTCCATTCTATTGACGAAATTGCGTGACATTCCAGACTTTTCAGCAAACTTGGTTTGGTTTAAGTCTAAACTTTTTCTGACTTGAATCATTCTCTCGACAATAGGCGAAAGGTCTTTATTTTCGTTGTTTTTCACGGCTTATCCCTCCTTTCTGTTTACATCATAGCAAAAAAAAGTTGTAAAGTCAACAATTTTTGCTTGACAACTGTTTAGCCTTGTGCTATTATGTGTTTAGTGTTAAACAACGAACGCACAACATTAAGTGGTTGGAGGTGGTAAAAATGGCAAATGTTGTAAGCGAGGAAAATCTAAAAGAAGTTAGAGATTTTTCTAAATCTTTTGAAAAATTGACGGAAAAGAACAAATCATACCTATTAGGATATATGGATTGCCTTGCCAATACACAGGAAGCTGTTAATAAGGAAAAGGCGGTGAAACCATAATGGTAGAACAACAATCCACATACGTTGATCCGAGAACGCTACGGCAAGAATACTACTACACGGTCGATCCTGTATGGCAGACGGTAACGCAAGTACAGTTTGACGATTTCCGACATAACTACCCTAGAGAGTTGGTAGAGGATGCAAGCCGGACACAGTACCCGACAATCATATCCTTTAATGATTATCAGTTGGCAGACAAGAATCCGTTTTCCATCGTGGCTGAATGTGAGGCGGTTTACAACTCCAGCGGAGAGAGAACAGGATATACAGGATTTAAGGTAATGACAAACTTTGCTGCGGTGTTTGCATCAAGAACTGGGAATAAACGGCACGAAATCTATGAAAACACATATCAAGAGGTTGATCCGTACAATCCGGGCGTGGATGATGATAAAACAGGTGCAGACGAGGACGATGATAATGAGTAAGCGAGTATATACGGTTTTTGTCCTTATGCTGATGATCCTGACGGTATCTATCACATCACAGGCAAAACCGAAGAAAAAAACAATCCGTGTTCCGTTAGGTGAATGGTGGTGTACGACATATCACGCAAGCGATAATACACCGAGAGGATCACACGAAACATCGTCTGGAACTTATGCGATTGAAGGATATACCGCAGCGGTTGATCGTCGGAATCCGCTTGTACCGATGGGATCAATAATCGAGGTCGAGGGATATGGCACATTCAAAGTGCAAGATTACGGCGGTTTTGGTAGTTATAACGGTGGCAGACGGGCGTTCGATTTGTTTATGCCGGAGAATGTGGGATTTTGCAAGCCGTTGAACGTCACACTTATCCGAGAGGAAACGGACGAGGAATACAATGAACGCTTGGAAAAAGAGCGAAAAGAGAGAGAAAAGAAACGGAAACAGGCACACAAAGTAATGTTTACCGTTTTGTACGATCCTTCACTTGCGCCATATCAGGCGATCACATATAAGGGTGTTATTACAGGTGGAACGCTTCGGTTTAGTAGTTATTCAGACCATATACGATATACGTGGTTTGATGTGGTAGACACGAAACCGGGCGATTTAAGGGTAATTTATACGGGTAACAGATGGCAAGCAGAAGTCGAACGATATGTATGGCTTGACGAGGTTGTAGAGGATGCAAAAGGTTAGGGGGTATAAGAATGACACATAAGGTAAAGACAAATCAGAGGGCAAGAATCATTGAGTACCTGAAAACACACGATGGGATAACGCAGTATGACGCGATTAAGCATATATCGGTTATGCGGTTGGCATCAAGGATTAGCGAAATGAAAAAGTTAGGGTACGACGTTCGCGATTCGTGGGTTAAAGGCAAGAATAAGTACGGAGAGAAGTACAGAGCAAAAAAGTATTGGATTGAGGGGGTAGGACGATGAAGTTTACAGTACAGAAAGCAAACATACTAGCGGCTATGGATATAGCGATCCGTGTTATCCCGGCAAAGACAACGCAACCGATTCTTGAATGTTTCCTGATCGAAGTTGATGGAATGGAAGGGTATATCACAGGAACAGGTGGTTTGCAATCCATAAAGACAGGGTTTACCTGTATGGCAGAGGAATCCGGCAAGGTATGTATTGAGGCGAAACTCCTTATGAATGCCATTAAGAAGATGGGAAAGTCCGATATTTCGTTCCAAAGTGAGGGAAACGCCGTTATCGTATCTGGTGCAAAGGCAAGGTATGAGTTTCCTACAAGGCAGATTGAGGAATATCCGAATTTCCCGGTGTTTGGTGACGCATTTAAGGTAACGGTTGATGCTATGCGGTTCGGTTCGATGATAGACGGTGTATCGTTTGCGGTTTCTCAAAAAGAGAGCAACAAAGCGGCAACGGGTATCAATCTTGATATTAAAAATGGAAATCTTCGCCTGTCAGCTCTTGATATGGTGCGTGTGGCTATCAGAAACTGTGGAATCCAGCAAGAGATAGAGCAACCGCTTAATGTGACAATTCCGGCAGACACTATGATTTCTGTTGCAAGATCGGTTACGGATGGGGATTTGGAGATTGAGATTGGCAAGCTGCAAGTCCGTTTCACATTCGGAAACACAACGATTGTATCGAGGACATACGATAACAAGTTTTTCAATGTTGAACAAATGATAAATCAGAATATGCCACATAAGATCAGGTGCAACCGCAAAGAGATTTTGGAATCCATCGACAGAGCATCGGTTATCAGGCAAGACAACACGCCGCTTGTTTTCGAGGTAAAAGGCGATAACATTCGGTTGTCGATGCAAACATCACTTTCACAATTTGAGGAAGAAGTAGCCTGTGAGAATGATGGAGCAGATGTTCGTATAGGTGCAAATTCGGCATATCTGCTAGATGCGCTTAAAGCGATAGACGATGATATGGCAACGATTGAGTTAGACAAGCCGACAATGCCACTTTATGTGGTCGATGATGTTGCAAAAGATTACATATATCTCATATTGCCTGTTAATTTGGGTTAGGACAAGGAGGTTAAGGGATGAAGGTAAAGGTAAAAAATATCGTAAAGATGGTGCTTATAACGCTGATAATTGCGTGGGGTGTATGGATGTTTGCATCGTTTATTGATACTAACATTCATAACGGAGATTTGAATTATCATTATTCCGGCTGGAACTTCTTTCAAGTGATGTTGCGGTTGAAGGGGGTGTGAACGTGGGAGATATGAGCATTGAGGATATTATCTTTGATTTGTATTTGGTAATGAAATTCAAAGGTTATGTAAGGCTGACGCTTTCTGTTGATGAAAGATTGGAATTGCAAAATGTATCTGCATACGAGCTTCCGTTGCCGGAGAGAAGTAAGAACGCATTTCTTAAAAAGGGAATCGTAAGCCTAGAGGATATTGAAAACTTTATTAGGGATAGGAAAAAGGTCAATGCGTTGCGAGGTTACGGAACAAACGCACAGGCTGACACCAAACACGCGATATTGTTTTGGTGGATCAACTACAATATGACGCACGGTAGGAATCCGCTATTTGGCGTAAAGTTAGAGAGGTTATAGGATGAAACAGTATAAAAAGCCTACAAGAGATCAGAAAGAACTTCTTGTTGATAGCGGATATGAGCCGAAAGAATGGCGGTTTGTCGGTATTGAAAATGAGGTTTACGAGTTTGTCAACCCGGCAACGAGAGAAATCATATTTATCGAACGGAGGTAAAGCATATATGTATAGGTGTATTAAGTGTGGTGAAACATTTATTGAGCCTGATACTTATGAAGAAGATCGTGGCGAGTTTTGGGGTATGCCCTGTAGCGAAACGCTGCCTTGTTGCCCCTATTGTGGATACGATGATTGTGAAGAACTAGACGATGAAGAAATGGAGGGATTAAATGATGATGAATCTTGGTGAATTTGTAGAGATACATAAGGATTTGTTCAAAGAGGCTGTAGTTGATCGTGGCTTTTCTATGCAAGGCGTGGTTGCGCTGATGAAGTCCTACAACACGCTGAACGAAAGCTATCTATCACATAGAGTGGCGAATGGGAGCGTTCCAATCAATGTATTCAAAGCTGCTTGTAAGGTAATCGGCGTGGATTTTCACGATTTTGTTGTTGAATATGATTTGTCGGATGTTCCGGCATACCAGATGGAAGAAGAACTTTTAAGGAGAAAAGAGAAATGATCCGTGTCGATGGAGAGAAGAACAATGTGGAAATGGACGGAGATTTGCTGACTATATCCGCAGAATTATCGCTGATTGTTCACGATTTGTCGATGATTGAGAATGTTCCAAACGATGTAATTATAAGTGCGGTTGCTATCGGGTTAGCACACAAAGAATCCGGCGATACACGTTTCTATAAGGGAATAATCGAGGATGTAAGGCGAAAGGCGGTGGATTTAATTGAATCTGGAATGGAAAAGAGTAACGATTGAGAACTTTAAGGGCATAAAGAAGTTGGAAATCGTGTTCAAGGATGGAAAGACTATAATTTGCGGTCAGAACGCTACCGGGAAAACATCGGTGTTTGACGCAATATGCTATCTTTTGTTTGGCAAGGATTCGTTAGGCAGAGAGAAGTTTAACATTCGCGAGTTGGACGCAAACGGCGAAAAGGTACACTACACCGAGATTGTTGTGTACGGAGAGTGCGAGGTTGACGGAAAACCGTACACATTTAAGAAAACGCAGAAAGAGAATTGGGTTAAGGCGAGAGGATCGGAAAACCCTGAACTTAAAGGAAACGTCAATGTATGCGAAATCAATGGATTTCCGAAGTCTGATAGCGAGTATCGAAAAGAGATAAACGAACTTGTTGACGAGGATATGTTCAAGATGCTAACTGATCCGTTGCGGTTTCCGTCGCTAGCTTGGAAAGAGCAGCGCGAAATCCTGATGAAGTTTGTTGGCGATATGTCAGACGCGGAACTGGCGCATACGATGGGCGGTTTCGATAATCTAATTCCAGACCTTGAATATGCAAAGAACACAGACGAGATTCAGAAGAAGTATGCGAAGCAGATCAAGGAACTGAAAGCAACGGCTGATGAAATCCCTGTGCGTATTGACGAGATCGAGAAAAACCGTGTGTACGTTGATGTTGAAGCTCTCGAAAACAAGAAAAGCGGTTTGATGGCACAGTTGGATGATATTGAAAGCCAGTTATCGTCACGTTCTGCCGATACATCTTCACTCGATATGGAACTTTCGGCTGTAAAGAAGCAGATTGCCGACTTGGAAGAACGCCTAACGGATGATTTACGAAAAGAGCGATCAAGCCGGAAAGACAAGGTAGACGAGCTGAATAAGACGTTGCGTGATTTGAAATATGAGAAATCACATTCGATGGACGAAGCGATCTACGCTAATCGGAAGTTGGATGGAAACGAAACGGAACTTGAAAAGATCAAGGAACTGTATACAGATGCTAAACAATCGGTGTTCCCGGATGAAGAATGGCAATTTGACGAGCGATCAACTGTATGCAAGTTGTGTAACAGACCGTTGCCGGAGGATAAGATAGCCGAGATCAAGGCAGATTTTGAAAAGAGGAAAGCTGATGCGGTTGCAGACTTTGAAAAGGCGCGTCAGGATTCTATCGCGAAGTATAGCGAACAGGGCAAGGCACTTGTCGCAGAAAACGAGGACTTGGGAAAGACGATCAAACAGGCAGAAGAAAAGATTGCAAAGTACGATGGGAAGATTAAGGATGCCGAGAATGAACTTGAATCGGCTGTAGAAATCGTCAATTCCTTGCCTGATGCACCTGATTTCACGGCAAATGACGAATGGAACGCACTCAATGATAAAAAGGTCGAGATTGAGGAAAAAACGGCTAAAAAGGTGCTTGGAGAGGGCGATACGTCGGAGTTGGAAGTCAAGCGTGACAGTTTGAAAGCAGAGATTGAGGAAGTGATTCAGAATATCGCCGTTGCTGGGCGTAACGATGATATTGACAGCCGTGTTGCCGAGCTTGACGAGGAAATGAAAGAGGTTCAGCAAAAGATAGCGGATGCAGAGCGTATGAGTTTTCTTTTGGAGAAATTCGTCAAGGAAAAGATGGAAACGGTATCTGATGTTATCAACGGTAAGTTCCAAATGTGCAATTTTAAGCTGTTTGAAACGCAGATCAACGGTGGAATCAAGGAAACGTGCGAGTTGCAAGTGAACGGAGTGCCGTATTCAACGCTAAATAGCGGTCACAGGATTGTAGCTGGACTTGACATTATCCGTTCATTACAGACGTTGCTTGGCTGCAAAACGCCGATTTTCGTTGACAATGCCGAAACGGTCAATGAATTTAACTTGCCGGATATGGATTGTCAAACGATTTTGCTGAAAGTCACGGATAGCGAGAAGTTGGAGGTGTGCTGATGAAAACAGGAGAAGCGATCTATGAAATCGGAATCGAGTTAGACGGGTGCGTAAACGATCCGATGGCTGATGATGTGTTTGAGGCTATCAAGGATATATTGAGCGAGAAACGTGCCGTAAAGCGGTTAAGAGGACTAGGAATTGAAAATCTGAATATGGATTTGGTCGAGAAAAGGAGGGTACAGTAGGATGGGAAAATGCGTTGACTTAATCGGACAACGGCAAGGTAGGCTGACTTGCGTTGAATATCTTGGTTTAAGGAAACGTAAGGATGGTCGTAACGATAAAATCTGGAAGTGCGTGTGTGATTGTGGTAAAGAATTGGTTTTGACTTCACAAAGATTTTCAAGTGGAAATACAAAGTCTTGTGGATGTTACAGGAGAGAACGAATAAGTGAATTGAAATATAAAGGTCTTGATTCCCGTTTAGACAGAGTATTTAGAAAAATGAAAGAACGGTGTTATGACGATAGGTGCGAGTTTTATCGTAATTACGGTGGTCGGGGCATAAAGATATGTAAAGAATGGCTAGATGATTACTATATGTTTCAAAAGTGGGCGTATGAAAACGGGTATCAGCAAGGCTTAACGATTGAACGTATAGATAATAACGGTGATTATGAGCCATCAAATTGTGCTTGGGTAACAATGAAAGTGCAATCAAACAACAAAAGGAACAATAGGAGAATCACACATAATGGCGTAACAAAAACACTTGCAGAATGGTGTGACGAATATAATGTGGAATATTCCAGAACAAGATACAGATTAGAACACGGATATTCGTTTGAACAGGCTTTTACAAACAAATTGTATAAAAATGTGAAGGAGGGTACAAAGAATGGCAGAGCAAAAAACGGTTGAAAAGAAAAATACGGAAATATCGGTTGTTGAATCTTGGTCTAACGCAATTTCAAATGAGTTGAATAATATCAGCGAGGCGTTGCCGCAGAATTTCAACAAGTCAAGATTCACCCAGAACGTGCTTACGCTGATGAATGATAAGCCGGAGATTTTCAGAAACCATAATGGCGCGGAGATTATGGACGGTCTTATGCGCGGTGCAAGATACGATGTGGACTTTATGAGCAAGGAGTGTTACCTGATCGAGTGGGGCGGTAAGTTGCAGTTCCATTTTGATTATACAGGCTTGCAGAAAGTGGCTAAAAAGTATTCGATTCGTCCTATCAAGGACATTATCGCAAATGTGGTAAGAGAGGGTGATGATTTCAGCGTTGGAATCAAGGATAACGTACCTGTTATCAACTTTTCTCCGAAAGTGTTTGGAAACGGAAAGATCGTTGGTGCATTTGCCTACGTCATTTATGAGGATGGCGGTATCGTGTATGAAACAATGAGTTTAGAAGATTTGGAAACGGTACATAGGCAATCAAAGGCGCAGAACTCTCCGGCTTGGAAGAATTTCCCGGATAGAATGTACCGCAAGGCGGTTATCCGCAGATTGATTCGGTCACAAGTTAAGTTGGATTTTGAGAATGTGTACCAGACAGAGCATTTCTACGATGATGATGCTATGGTCGAAACGCCGGAAGATGTGATTGACAGCGTAGCTGTTGAAGTAGAGGAAAACGCAAATCAGATTCCGTTCAACCCGGAGGATTGATATTTATATAGGAAGAAACTCGATTGGAGAATGAGATATGCGGATAGGCTTGATTGATGTTGACGGTCATAATTATCCGAATTTACCGCTTATGAAGATTTCAGCCTATCACAAGTCAAAAGGTGATACCGTCAAATGGTACGAGCCGTTATTTGACAGTATGGATGATCCACTCGATAAGGTCTATATGGCAAAGGTGTTCAGTTTTACGCCTGATTATGAGTTTCCGATCAATGCGAAAGAGATTGTCAAGGGTGGTAGCGGTTACGCGATTAAGCTGGTAGATGGCAAGGAAATATATGACAAGTCGATAGATCACGACTTGCCGGACGAGATTGAGCATATTTACCCTGATTATAGTTTGTACCCGGAACAGACCAAAGACACGGCATACGGATTTCTGACAAGAGGGTGTCCGAGAGGTTGCGGATTCTGCCATGTGGCGTGTAAAGAGGGCAAACGTAGCCGGAAAGTGTCTGATTTGTCAGAGTTTTGGAGAGATCAGAAAAACATCGTCTTATGTGATCCGAACATTCTCGCGTGTTCAGAACACAAGGAACTGTTGCAACAACTGATAGATAGCAAAGCGAAAGTCGAGTTTAATCAGGGTTTGGATATACGGCTGATAACAGACGAGAATCTGGAATTGCTTAAACAGATACGGCTTGACAAGATACATTTCGCGTTTGACAGATGGCAAGACAAGGATATAATCGAGCCAAAACTACGGAGATTCAAGGAAAAGACCGGGTTTAACCGTGGTAAAGGCAGAGTGATGGTTTATATCCTGACGAACTTTGATACAACACTTGAACAGGACATATACAGGATTCAGTTGTGCCGGGAGTTGAATTTTTCGCCATACCCGATGATTTACGATAAAGAACACGCCGATCCGATTTACCGCAAATTGCAACGATGGTGTAATAACTTTGTGTTTTGGAGTGTTCCTAGATTTGAAGAATACTTGAAGAACACATATAAGGGAGAATGAGATATGCAGATGACGTTATTTGATATGACAAGGGAAGAATATCATATTGATAAACCTATACGGCTTATTGAACTCTTTGCCGGGTACGGTAGTCAGGCTATGGCATTACGGAATCTCGGTGCAGATTTTGAGAGGTATCGAGTGGTGGAGTTTGACAAGTACGCTATTGCGTCATATAACGCTGTTCACGGTACGGATTTTCCGACTATGGATATATGTGATGTGCATGGAGAAGATTTAGGCATTGAGGATTGCAATAAGTACGAATACATAATGTTTTATAGTTTCCCATGCACAGATTTATCGGTTGCCGGACAGATGCAAGGTATGGAAGAAGGCTCTGGAACGAGATCAGCGCTACTTTGGGAAGTAAAGCGTCTGTTAGCGGAGTGTAACGAATTAGGAGAGTTGCCACAAATACTGATAATGGAGAACGTGGTAGCCATTCATAGTCAGGAAAACAAACCACATTTCCAGAAATGGTTAGATTTTCTTGAATCACTTGGCTATTCCAACTTTGTCGAGGATTTAAATGCCGTTGATTATGGGATTGCACAGAACAGAGATAGGACATTTGTGGTATCGCTACTTGGAGAATGGAATTATCATTTTCCTAAATCTATACCGCTTACCACTTGTATCGAGGACTACTTTGAGGACTTGACGGACGAACAGGCGTTACAGCTTGTCGTGAAATCACAGAAAGCACTTGATTTGTTGGTGGAGTTAGATGAAAATGGAAAGCTTGAATAGATTAAATCGTCTTGGTGGATTCTACGATCAAGTGACAAGATTGGGTTTATGGGATAAACACGGAATTGCACCAACAATATGTGCGTCAATGGGAATGGGTGGAGGTCATATACCTATGATAGTCAGGAGAATGAGTAATGCAAAAGAATTATCAAATTCTCGGAAATGTGTCAAATGATGGTAAACCCCATCAATCCGGCTATGTTGTAGATAGGGGGGGTACTACCAACAGAGGACGCAAGACAGTACAAGGGAGCAATTAAAACGGTCAGGGAATGGCAATCTAATCATTCTGGGAGCAATAGGAAACACGGCAAGGCAGAATAGAGATAACATGAGGATATTTGATAGACGAGGACAATGCCCGACATTGAAATCGCATATATCAAAAGAGAGCATAATGGTTGTGAGGAAATATGGATAAAATCGGAATCCGGCAAGCAACGAAAGACGGAATCATAGAGTGCAAAATCCCCGGATGTGCAGATTTTTCATATCCAACATCGAGATTACGGCGTGGCAGAGTACAAGGGGGGGGTACAATATCCCCTACAATCACGACAACGACAGGAGTGTGTAAGATAGTCAGATGGAAAAGAAAACAAAGTTTTTGAGCAATTATTATGGTGGTGTGGCGTGGCATACAGGGAGTGTATGTTCCAGAAAAGGAATAAAGCCAACAATATGTGCGATTGATTGGAAAGATGGAAAGGGTCTTGTGTTAAGGATATGGAAAAGAAGATCAAATTGATAGGGTTAATGAGCAAAGATGGTTACGAAATGGATAACCGAGTATTTTCGGGGGGGGTGCTGCCCTACCGAGAAAGTTGGAAATGCGAAGATAGTTGTCATACGGAAAATAAAACGATATGAAAAAGAGAAAGATAATAGTTCTATGTGATTTATGTGTAGGTGGTGAACGGGGTCGAGTTATGAGTGGGGGGGGTATATCTCCAGCTATATCAGCCACAGAGTATAAAGACGCATTGAAAGTGATAAAAAGATATGGAGAAAAAACGGCAAATCATAGTTTTAGGCGGATTGGGCGTATCTGAACGGAGAGATCGTGATCCTGATAGAATTTTATCGAGGGGGGGTGTATATACACACTCCCGGCGCATTGTTCGAGTGATAAGCCTATGGTGGTAAAGAAATGGGAAAGAAAACAAAAGTGATTGGGCGAGATGGACAATTCAGATGGCAGCTTTGAAAGTGCGAACAGGGTTTACGGTGGCTGCGGTTTAGCACCTACGATCCCGACCGCTTGTGGCGGTGGACATATACCAAAGATAGCGAGGAATGTTGATATGGCGTGTATAATCGAGAGTGAAGAAATCAAGGAAGAAAAC